ACACAAAGACGGCGCATATTTTAATGAAAAACTACAATATCTTATTTTTATTGAGTATAGTGGCTGCTAGACTGGTCTTGCACTACTCTACACCACATCTCAACAACAAGATCTGCTTTAGCTCAGGAACTCCGGAGCTACACATCACCAACTACTGGATGGAAGCCATGGAGAAATTTCCTGTTGACAATAAGAAGTGTGAGCTGGGAGATGGGGTCTTTTCATCAGTCACACTGGATGATATGCCTCCTTTCATTAAAGCAATGACAACTTCTGATGAAGCCCTAAGATTTACGTGTATAGGATCCAACGATAGCTACATAGCTGAGCTGACAACAGACGGCGATGTTATTCCTGGAGAGAGCCATTCTATCATAGATTGTAAGACTGGCGAAACAGAAGTTGTACTGTCTCCTGTTAATGTGGCACCAGCAGGCCTTAAGGTCCAAGACTTGGTCGATCATGACAGAGAGGTTGATGCAGTGTTGCTACAAAGAGACCAGTTGATAGAGGAGTTACGTACTAGACTAAGAGACAGCAAAATCAGAGAAGAGTCAGCAAAAGAGAAGAGTAAGCAGCTGACTGAGGAGCTAGACACTATGAAGAAAGACATAGACAAATTCAAGGGGAGGACAGATGAACTAATCTTGCACTTAGAAAGTGAGAGGTTGGAGAGTAGAATCAGTAGGAACAAGTCACGATGGCTTGAACATGAACTAAAGGATGCAAAAGAAGATGTGATAAGATTACAGAATGATATGCTCAGAGAACCGAAAAAGAAATCCAGCTCTGAAAGGACAACCAAAGCATCCCTCAAGACGGTTCTGTTATATACAACAACGATGATACCTCTGCTACTAGGACAGACCGACGCCACCAAGGCTCTTGGGAAGACTAGGGCGAAATGCTCGCATGCTAGAAACAGAATAGGTAGTGGGAAGAATTCTATTACTGGTATAACATCACCAACTTGCTCATCTATAGATTATGAATTACGCTGTGACTCCCTAGAAATTCTGATGATGGATGACATATATCCCTTTGCATCATCTCACATACATAAACAAACAATACTTGAAGCTGTCAATGATGGGTTTATCGAGCAAGTCAATGATGGGGTATGCCAGTTAGATAACGACAGGCCCCCAAAGTGTTTCGAAAATAGAAGTAAAATGAGACCACACTGCCCAAATGGCTTCCGTGCCTCTCACTATCTAGATGATGAGGGTAAACTTAGAGGGCTGTACTGTAAAGAAGACTCAGAAGTCACAGAAGACTGTTTGAACTGCAGAAAGCTGAAGTCTAAGCCTCAGAAGCAGGGAAGCATTCAAATGCAAGATGCCATGTGCCAAAATGTCACAGTGCCATACAAAGGACCTTTGCCTGCTCCAAGGGGTTATTGCAAGGTTGGCCTTAAGAAATACAAAAGTTGTAAGACATCCCATACTGAGGTCAGGCATGTTCCATTCATGATACTAAAGGGATCAGGAAAAGTGTACTTGGACTCCTTAATCCTAAAAAACAATGAGGAGTCTGACATTTCTTCATTCCTTTGTTATAAGAACAAAGGTCAATACAACACAGGTGATGGAGTGGAAGCTCGTGTTTATAAGTCTGTCAAAATTACTGAATGCTCCAATGTTGACTCTTCAAAAACTACAAAATGTACAGGAGACCATGTTTTTTGTAGTAAGTTCAAGTGTGAGGAGACATATCCAGAAGTGCAATGCATTGTTGCCCCAGGAGCAGGCCCTGTCATGGTTAGGTATGCTGGAGGATGGGTCCTGCCAGTATGCTTTGGTTACGAGAATACCATAGTGGAGCTGGACATACAAACTGGATCACAACTCACTGAGGAAGAATGTGATTCCTGCGTGTACAGCTGCGACCCTGATGGTGTAAGGATAAGGACAACTGGATTCAAGGTGGATGCTGTGATAGCTTGTGCTAGTGGACATTGCTCAACCTACTCTCAGAAGCCTTCCACCAATGTCTTTTTTCAGTATCCCGGAATGTCTTATGGTGATGGGTCAACAATTGGAGTTCATCTGTCGCATGATGATGACACAATCAGCTCTCATATGATAGTGCAATGTGAAGCGAAAGATCCTTGTATGATCAACACATGTATCATATGCACACATACGCTAATTAACTACCAATGCCACACCTTTTTGAGTGCATTTGTGTGTACCCTGCTTTTGCTGTCTATAGCACTAATAATGCTTTTGATAATAAAGAGAACCACAAAAACTGTGAAATCTTTGCCCAGGATGATGACAGCACCAATACATTGGCTAAGATTGCTAATTAAATGGGTATCTAACAGAGTCAGGCAATGTTTCAGAAGGCAAGTGGAGAATATAAATGCCGAAATTGGTTGGAGAGGCCCTCCACAGAGGGTTGTTCCAATCCCTCGATATACAGGGTTCATGGCTATTATACTATTTCTGATTGTGGTTGTAGATGGGTGCTCAGAAACAGTGATCTCTGACTCTAAAATAACTAAGTGTTCCTCAGTTGGGTCAGTAACAACCTGTATTCTGACTGGGTCAGTGGTCCTGCAGGCTGGAACGATAGGTACAGAGTCTTGTTTGATAGTGAAAACCCCCTCAGGTCAAAAGTCTCACATGTCAATCAAAACTGTGTCAAGTGAGCTTGTGTGCAGAGAAGGGGATTCCTACTGGACATCAAATTATGTTCCCAAGTGTTTAAGCTCAAGGAGGTGCTACTGGGTTGGCGAATGCCATTCAACCAATTGTCAAGCATGGTCCAATGACATGGTATCATCTGAATTCTTGAAGTTTGGTAACGAAACCAAATTAAGTGAAAACAGGTGTTTTGAACAATGTGGTGGGATTTCTTGTGGGTGTTTTAATATGAATCCTTCATGCCTGTTTGTCCACTCAAACCTGGAATCAATATCAAGAAAGGCACTACGAGCATTTTCATGCTCAGACTGGTCTCACAGAGTGACGTTTGAAATCACAGACATAAAGGGCCTGAAGGAAAAATTTACCTTATTTGACACAGGTTCCAAGTTCTTTTCATGGGGATCCGTGAGTCTAGGATTAGATGCAGAGTCCATTACAGGATCTAATTCCTTCTCCTTTCTGCATGATCCTAGTTCAGGATTTGCCCTGATAGATGAGGAATTCTCAACCACCCCAAGGTCAGGATTTGTAGGAGAAGTTAGGTGTTCATCTGAACTGGCAGCTGTCTCAGCTCATAAGTCATGCAAATGGGCACCTGATCTCATTAAGTATAGACCTGTGACAGATTATGTAGAGTGCTCCTCAAATCTGATTGACCCCTTTGTGCTGTTTAAAAGAGGATTTCTGCCACAGTCAAGGAACGGCAAGATGTACACTCAGTCCATAGATAAGAAATCAGTGCAAGCAGTGTCTGCCCTTAGTATAAGGGCTACGTTACGGTTGTTAATGGAAGGTCTAGAAGTTCACTTTGAAGAAAGGGTAGCCAACTGCAAGGCTGCTATGAGGAATATTACAGGATGCTACTCGTGCAATGAAGGAGCAAAAATTTGCTTAAGCATATCAACTGATCAGAATTCCAGCTTATATGCAGAATCTAGCTCTGGTATTCACATTGCATTCCCTGTTTCTACAGGAGTGAGTGATTACTGTAGCATAGTTCACTTTAATGACCCATCTGTTGAAGAAATTCTGAAGTACTCGTGTGGAGGAACAGATAAGGAGCTACACATTTCTGGAACACTATTGTCAGTAGAGCCCCATAATGATAGAAACAAGCAGTCATCTGGGTCTGTTGTTGTGAACCCACGTGAGGTTAGCTGGAATTTCTTTTCTTGGGTCTCAGGATTGATCAAATTCTTAGGAGGGCCATTGAAAACTGCTATGATAGTTATAGGACTGATTATTCTGTCCTGTATTGTGATAGCAATCATCATCTTTGCAGCCCGTAGCGGTCTCCTAAGTGGACTGTTTTCTAAAGCCAAGGCTCTATAATTCACCAACTCAAATCACCACTCATCACACATAACACTCCATAAAACTCAGCTGGCAGCACACAGGTCCGCAGTATATGATTGATAAATATGTGTCAGTTTAGAGAGTATGGCTTTGCGTAATGTTGGCAGGAGAGCTGTCTGTAGCAAGAAAGCAGTGTGGGATTATTATTTTACTTGGAAAGCGCCGGTCTTTGTGT